CGTACCAGTTGCGGCGCTGGTCGTCGAGCATGCGGCGGTTGACCAAACGAACTGCGCCTTTTGCGGAAGACGCAGCCGTGTTGCGCACGACTTCAATGACGCGAAGCGCTGAAGCAAACGTGGTGGTCACGACTTGTCGTGCCCCTGCTACGCATGTGAACTCGCCAGTTGCCGTGTTGGCGTCTGGGCGAAGATTGACAGCCTCTCGGTAGCTGTCGTTGAGCCATCCCTGCAGCTCCAACACAGGCCACCGTACAGATGTGGTATCTTGGAGCAGTGTCTGCGCCCGAGAGATAAGGTCTACAACTTTTGCGGTGGCCATGGTCTACCTCACAGTTCAGGCTTTACATCAGCCGATTCTACCGCAACGGGCTCAGCTGGTACATCTTTTGCCTTGCGAGTGCGTGTGGCTTTGGTCTCAGCCTCAACAACGGCTTGGTTGGAGTGTGCATTGGCCAACTCTTGACCTTCGGGAGTGTATTCCCACTCAGTGCCATTCATGCGGGCCAAGATGACAACTTTGCCGTCTACCGTTGCGCGGGCTTTGTTGGACAGAACTTCGCCGTTCAGGCGGGCCATTAGGTCGATCACGTTCATAGTGTGCTCCAAGATGTAAAAAGGGGCTCCGAAGAGCCCCTTTATTGTGCCACCGATTAGGCGCTGAGAACAGCGGCCCAGTCAGCACCGCCCAAGCTGATGTAAGCACCAGACATGTTAGCGGCCAAGGCTTTGGCTGCGTTGGCAGAACCGTTGTTGATCTTGCCACCAGTGTTTGGATACACGTTCAGAGCCACGCCAGAGCTGTTCACGACGTAGATAACGTCGCCGAGAGCCAAGTCAGCAGGCAAACGCACGCCGTCGCTGGCATTGCCAGTTGTGACGAAGCTGATGGCGCCTGCGAGCTGGGTAGCACCGGCTTGAGTTTGAGTTGTACCAGCTGTGACGGCTTCGTAGCCACCAATGCTGCGGGGAAAGGAAGTGGTATTAGGCATGAGAATCTCCAAAAGGGTAAAAAAAGAAAGGGCCCCCGAAGGGGCCCAGTTCATCAGGCTGTGCCGACTTGGGCAACGACCAGAGCTTCTGGCTTGACAGTCTTGCGACCGTACACAGCCAAACCACGGACGATGTCGCCGAAGTCAGTCTGGTTACGCAGAGGCTCAGTCTTGTTTACAGTCATGGCGAAAGACATTGCTGCCTTAGTGCCAGCAACCATGGTGCGACGAGCTTTGGCGTTGGACACAGCACCGCCAGTGGCGGGGTCGGTCAAACCAGCAACCAGTGCCTTGCCAGCAGCGCCGCGTGGCAGCAAGTTGGACACGTACACAGTGAAGCGGTCCAGCATACCGATCTTGCCGCTACGGATGGTCGACTGAGCGTCGCCAGTGAAGTAGGCTTGAGCGATGTTGGATTGCATCAGCAAATGACGGTCGAAGGGGCTGATAACCAACCAGCGACCATCTTCAGGCACGTTCTGCTCGTCCAACACTGTAGACATACGCAGGATAGCCTTCAAGACGTTCTCAGGAGTGGCTTGGTCGATGGGGGTAACGTCTGTGCCCAAGTTGTAGGCAGCAGAGATAGCACCAGCGGTAGCGCCTTCGTTGGCAGCGGCAGGGCCTTCAGTGACCATGTTGTTGAAGAACACTTCGTTTTCGATGGCGATCTTCAACTGCTTGGCGGCGTCTTCAGTGAACATGTTCATCAAGTTCATGTCGGACTGATAGGCCAGCACGTCGTTGACTTGCACGCCGAAGTACTTGCCCTTGTTCACTTGCATATCTTGGAAGATAGGAGTGGGGACTTCGTACGACAGGTTCTGGCCAACGGTGTAGTCGGAGATGCTGATCGAAGGGGCCAAGCGGATACGGATGGTATCGCCTTGGTTCTTCAACTCGCCTTCGTAATCGGTATTAGCGATTTCCGACAGCATGGTGTTCTGGTAGAACTTGGCCAGCAATTTGCCGGACCACAGGGTGGGGATGAAAGCGCCGGAGTACGAAGGGTTCGTATTGAACGGCGATTGGACGGGATAAACTGCAGCCATGTTGGCCTCCTAAAAATAAAACAGGTTGGGTTTCAACGCTGTGTCACTGGTCACGCGGTTACGCGACCTTCCATGAACGCAGCATCAATTTCAGCTTCAAGTTTCTTTGCCTCGTCGACGCGCCCTTTGACACCCAGATCAGTCGCCTTGCGGAACATCTTTTCGATGTCTGCGTTGGTGTAGACCTTACCTTTTTGAGAGGTAGGGGGTGTGCTTGTGGCACTACGATTCGGCTGAATTTGACGCTCAAGCTCTTCGGTTTTGTCGGCAGTGGGCTCTACTGGCGCAACGCTCTTTTTGAACATCGCCACGTAGTGTGCTACTCCTTCGGCGTCGCCTCGGTTGAACGCTTGTTGTGCAACAGAAGATCGTGGAGCTCGGAGCAGCGGGTCCACTTCGTTCAGCCAAGCAATCCACTTGGGATCAGCATTGACTGCTTCAAAGTCCGGCACCATACGGTACAGGCGCTGCTCAAAACTGGCTTCAGACACTTGAGTACCGGTGCTGGTCAGCTGCTCGCGCAGCTTCTCATTCTCGGCACGCATGGCGTCTAGTTCGCCACGAAACTCTGCTGCCACTTCGCGGGCAACTTTGCGCTGGACCTCAATCAGGTCCGAACCAAATGCTTCAACATCAGCATCAGTCACCAACTTCTCAGCGACTGCGGGCTTCACAGGCTCAACCGGCTTGGTCTCGCTGGCTTTGCGGAGGTTATCCACTTGGGCCTTGAGGTCACGCAAGTCTGCATGCAAGCGAGGAACTTCGGCGTCGTACATACCTTTGAGGGTCTTGTACTTCTGCTCCCATTTCTCTTCCGCTACGACTGGTTCAGTCGGTGTCGGCGTTGGCTCAACAGGCTTTGGCTCTGCAGGCGCGGGCTGTGGGTCTTGGGGAGGCTCTGCTGGGTTAGGCGTAGGGTCTGCGGGGGCAGGGTTCTGCGCGTCGGTCAGCTGCTTTTCCAGTGCTTCCAGTTCACGTAACTGAGCTTCTACTTGTCTTGGCAATGCCATTCAATTCTCCTTGTCGCTCCAACTCTGCTTCTGGCTCCTACTGCGGTCTGCCGTCTACGTAATGGTTTGCGCGGATTTACAAAAAACGGATCATTTGATCCGGTCGAAAACCTCTGACGATTTTTCAACCGCTTCGAGGAAATCTGATAAGGCTTGGGCCTGACCTTGGAGACGGTGTATGCGGTGCGGCTCTTCTGCAACCATCAAGGAGTTTTTAGTCTCCTCCAGTTTCATCCGAAACAGCGCCAACAGCGGCTCGTTTTCTTGCAGCTTGCAGCGAATCAACGCTTGCATGTGCTGCCGATCAGGCTTTTGGCCTACAAAAATCTTCATGTGTGGATTCTATACAACAAATTCAAAAAAAGTCAAACACCATTAGGGCGCGGAGAAATCATATTTCCCTCACGTCCCCCAACTTGGCTACCATCAGGCAGCATATTCTTTGGAGCTGGGCCCTGCGTCATGCCCGGAGCGCCGCCTTGCAATTCGCCCGCGATCATGGCCAGCTGCTCTTGGAGTTGAGCGTTTTGCTGCTGCAGAGTCTGCATGGCTGTGAGCGTTGGGCGGTCTGGCACGATGCGGTTCACGTTGCCGCTCAGGTTGCGGGCCTGCTCGCGCAGGAGCTCCGCTGCACCGTCCATGCCCACAATCTGCTGGGCCACTGGGCTGTTGAGCACGATCTGCAAGAACTCGTTGCGGCGCACGGCTTCGGCTTCCTTGACCACCAAGCTGGTAGCACCCTTGGCCACAGCCTTGACGTCACCGATCAGGTCTGGGTCTTTGCTGTAGCGCAGGTTGTCTTGGTACAGGCGCTCGATAGACGGCACGATCACGTTGCGGTCGATGTTGCTGATAACCTGCTTGATGCCCTTGCCAGCGTTGGAGATCAGCATCGACAGACCAGACGATGTACGGCCAGCGCCACCCGAGGGGTCGCCAGTCATGTAGCGCGGGATCATGGTGTCCTCGTCCGCACGGGCAGAAAACTTCTCGAACACGGCCATGAGTTCCTGAGCGTTGCTGTTAGGCTGGAAGAACTGAAGCGGCTGCGAGCCGTCGTTGAACTCCGAGCTCTGAAACTGCCAGATTTTCCAAGGGTACATCTCTGTGATGTCCTCGCCCGGGGGCAGGCGCGACACGTTCACACCCACCTGCGGGCCAGAGCTGATGCCCATGTTGTTGGCCAAGCTGCGAGCAGCGGCGTTCACCATGTTCTGGGAGTCACGGCACAGGTCAGTCACGCCCTTACCAGCCACAGCGCCGGGGACTTTCTCGTACGACGTCACATAGTACGGCTTGCGGCCCAGCGGGTCGTAGTTCAGCACAGCGCGGATTACCGTGGAGCCGACCAGCCACACCTCGCAGGGGTAGTTCAGGTCTGGGTCAGGAATCTCTTTCTTCGACAAACCCCAAGTCAGCAGGTCGCTGCCCTTGACGCTGTCCCACATCTGCAGGGCGTCGATCAGGTCTGTTGTGAAGATGGTCTGCGTGGTGTCCTTGCCTTCAGCCGTAGCTTGGGCGCTGTCAGTCCACAGCCACTCGTTCAGGTTGCCCATGTCGAAGCTGTTGAGCACGGAGCGGATCGCGTCGTCGTTGTACCCGGGCACGCCCATCAGAGCCTGCAGGTCTTCACGAGTCATGCGGTGGCGCTCAACGATGAAGCCGTCCTGAATGTCAGAAGCCCATGGTGCCCAGTAGAGCATGAACGGATCAACCCGCTCCCACTCGTTGCGAATCTCTTCGGATGGCACCAGCTGGCCGTTCTGCCAAGCCATGGTTTTGCGCTTGCGTTTGACCGGGCCTTTGAGCACGGCGTAGGGGAACGTCACGATGTCGTCCAAGAACGCATTCAGGGCGTCGGTCCAGTTACCCTCGATGAGCTGGTCCTCCATCTTGAGTTCCATGCGGTCAACGCGCTCGTTGGCTTCCTCGCGCAGACGGCGCATCGCTGCGTCTTTCATCTGGGCTGCGGACTCGCGCAACTGTGTGGGGTCTGGCATGGGCATGCCCTGCTCCATCAGCGCCTGCAACTGCTGCTGCATGCTGGCCATCAGCTCTTGGACCAACTCAGGGGGCAGTGTGGGCTCAGGTGTCGCCTCAAGGCTCCACGGCTTGTCAGAGCCAGTGCCCAACAAGGTATCACGCAACCAGCTCGTCGCGGCGCGGCACTTCACTGAGGACAGCTGGATGTAAATCTCCGAGCCGCCTTGGCGCTTGATG